TCACTGAGATGTTACTGGCTGTTTCCTCACCAATAACAATGTAGGGGTAGGTTGCACCTTCAGGAACATCGTCATAAACGCTAACGCTTACGCCACCTTCCCCTGTAATCCCTGCACCGCTAAGTTCAGAGAATAACGCTTGCTGTAGAGGCCAAGAGTGTAATCCCATTACCTACCTCTCGTTCTCATTAGCGAAACTGCTAATTGTCTAATTTTACTACGATTTTCTTCCAACGCGGGTTGCATAAATGGTCGCGCTCCCATAGTGGCAGTTCCAAACTCTAAATATGCGCTATATTCTGCGCGGCTTTCAACTGAGCCACCAAGACCATCATTATCAATATCCATGAAGATATTGCTGTGTAGATAGCCTGTATCTGCCGCAGGCGGCTCACCCTCTGCTGATGCCCTGTGGGTTCTGCGTGGGTTGTATTTTTCGTAGGTTTCACCTGACTTCGCACCATCAGTGATGCTTTGAACGGCTGTTGCGTGGACTGCCGCTACTGCACGGGAAACAAGTTGCTTTGCATTGCGCTCATAGCCGCCCATAATCTGACGGCCCCTGTTTTTTCGTATGACTGTGGTTCTGACGCTCATGTTGCCACCCCTTCCTCACACATTATGTCAATGAAGCGGTCCTTGCTATCTCTATTTATCGTCCTACGAACATTGAATATTCTGGTATAGGTAATACCGTTTTCTTTGTATTCATACACAAGACGGTTTCTGTGGCTCACATCTTTACGGTGTCGAATTGTGATTATGTGAGTGATTCGCTCCTCTAACTGGTCACCGAACAAACGCTCCCCACCAGATTTAGGCTGTATCCAACCCATAACTGTTGCGCTAGTTGACCAAGTAACGGCCTCTGAGCCACCACCATCTGCGGTTCTTGTCTGCGTTTGCAGAAACAATTTCTGCCGCATTTTCCCTACTGGTGACCCTTTAGGCATTAGGCTATCCCCGATTTATAGGTTGCCATGTATGGGCTGTCGCCGTATCTCATGGTCTTGTATGGTTGCAGGAGGGAGCGGATTAAGGGAGGAAATTCTACCGCTTTACCCTCATCATCGCCCCTGTGTTCATACATATGGACGATATACTGCAACATCGCCACACGGATTGCTTCTGGAACATCAGTTGGGTTAGAACCATATCCCGCCGTGTAGGTGATTTCCATTCCGTTTGCTTTGCGGAGGTTTGTTGGGAAACTTTGCCCGTCCCTAAGAACAATACGAGCAGGCTCCCTGACTGTATCTGCGTAATAGGCCGTTGTGGGCCATGTGCTTTGATTGTCAGCGTCATCATAATAGACAATGCTTGAAACCGCGATTGCAGGCGCAAGAGGCAGTTCAATGTAGTCGTTATAGTAGGTCATGTAGGGGCCAGTTTTCATGCCCTCCCACAAGCCGCTATCAACCTCTGAAATGCCGTCTATGGAAAACTTAACTGTGCGAGTGATTAACGCTTTCCCTGTGTAGTTCTCTGCAAACTCACGGGATGCAATGATGAAAGCCCTTACGAAACTATCATCTACTTGGTCATCAAGACGCAGGAAGTCTTTTACTTCAGTAAGGCCCAATGGCTCATCTGCGGGCTTAGTAACGACTGTTATTCCTGACATCTCATTACCTCATCTAAATTTAGGCCCCTCATACCACGCGACCAAGGAATATCTTTTGCCTTCGGTCACGGGTGTTACCCTGTGTTCTACCAAAGAAGGGAAGCATATTGCTGTCCCCCTATTCCGAAGCCTAACAGCATCAGGCCCTTCCATTGCAGGCGGTTTTAACTCTAAGTCCCCGCCCTTATAATCTGTGCTGTCAGATAGTTGTATCACCATTGACAGTTTCCTGTGATATGGCCTGCGGTCCACCCAATTAAGGTCCGTGTGCCAATCATATTTGCCTTCATCCCCGCCGTTGTATTCAGTGAATTGGATTTCACTGAGTTGCCAAAGGTCAAAGCCGAAAGCGTTTTTATTTGCTTCATGAAATAGGAATTGCAGTTCTGAAAACACATCTTTCCAATCCTCCATCCACGGGTGCGCCCATGCAATTTTAGACCTTCTGTATTCGTTATCTGACCTACCTGTTTCATCAAACCCTATATTAGCCTCTACTTGAGGCAGTTGCTTACCAAGTGCTATTACTTGTTCACAAGCCTCTGGAACCCATTTGGATTCCCACATCTGCCACATGGCATTCATTTCAAACCTCTATGGCTTTGTGGGGAATGTTACATTAGTCCATGTAAAGTCATCCGCCACAGTTGCATTAGGAAAATCAGAGGGCAAATCCCGCAAACTTTGTCTATATGCCGTCTGTTCTGCCGTCATTGTTAGGTCTGATGATGCCCACCAATCAGTTTCCGCCAGAAGTTCGTCGCGGACCCTACGCAAAACAGTAAGGTTCCAAGAAGCAAGGGCCGCATCACAAGATGCTTGAGATGAAGTGATTGTAGCCGCATCTACTGCGGTTGTGCTTTCTTCATCATTGCCCTCCCACAGCACCCATTGTTCATTTACATACGCCACTGATTGCCCTACTGCGTCTACAATATAGGTAGACACTTCTGGCTTTCCGTAAGCGTTTCGTTCTGTGATTTTTTCTATTGTCACACTGCTTTTACCTCCAAAAATAATATGTTTGTTCCTTGGTTTCTAGCGCGACTATCACTGGTCCCTTGGTTAGCATTCCAATAAATGGCGGGCCTATCTGAATTCCCGTCATTTGTATTCCAACCTAACCTGTAGGACTTTGAGCCTGCTGATTGACCTGTAAACAGAAAAATGCCTTGAGCAATGACATCCTGCACATCATAATCACTATACGCATAGTCTACAAACTCATATTTTCTAGTGCCGCCAAATTCAAAGAACATACCCGCGTGACCGCCTTGGTTATCTCTGCCCCTGCCGTTCACAAAAGCCATCACATTCGTTTGAGTGCCGTAAGTTTTGGTATATGTTCCAGAAACACAAGTCCCATCGCCAGATGTGGCTGATAGCGTTACTTGGGATGTAAACTCCGCCATAGTCGCTTTTGCCACAACATCATTAGGCATCCACGCGCCGTTCGAATAAACTTCGACAAACCCATTTGACGAGTTATATCTCATTTGTCCGTTTACAGGAGAAGAAGGTCTTTGTGCCGTTGTCCCTGTAGGCAATTTCAAAGAGTAAATGCCGTCAAACTGCGGATTAGACACATTGCTAACATCCGCTCTGGCTATGATTCGACCGCCAGAAACTGAGCCATCATGAACCCTAGCGGTTTTTAAGTCCGTGTCATAAGTAACTTCGCCAACCGCCCCTGTAAAAGTGGCGTGTTCTGATGCTGTTCCTCTCCGTAATTGGAATCGAGTAGTCATTAGACTAACACCTCCAAGAAGATAAAGTTAGTTGCACCTTTTCTGCGCCTACTGTCTGTGGTCCCTGCATTTGGGTTCCAATAGGCGGCGGGTCTTTCGGCCCCTGCTACAACAGAATTCCACCCCATCGAATAACTTTGTGCGCCTGCGGCTTTCCCAGTAAACTTTGCAAACCCTTGGCAAAATATATGAGCCGCCGCCCACGATGAGTATTGGTAATCAAAGAACTCATATGATGTAGTCCCGCCATAGGCCACATACATACCACAGTGACCTGATTCAGGGTCTACGCCAACTCCATTAGCAAACAGATATAAGTCTGTTACCGATGCGCCATACTGCTTTGTGTGGGTTCCAGAAAGTATTGTCCCACTTGTCGCTCCTGAAAGCGTTACTTGAGTGGTAAATTCAGCATAACTTGAAGCGACCACTTGACCCAATGGCATCCAAGCACCATTCTGGTAGCCCTCAACATAGTTTTCTGATGTGTTATATCGGACCATGCCATTTGAGCCACTAGGCCTTTGCGCCGTTGACCCATCTGGCAGTAGCAATGAACCAGTGCCGCCGAATTGAGGATTGACGACATTTGACACATCGGCTCGGGCCAATTCATACCCGCCCGCAGTAGCACCGTCATGGACTACTATAGTATCTTTGTCAGTATCAACGGTCATCTCACCAACCGCACCAGTGAATGATGAGTGTTGTGATGTTGTTCCCCGTCTAAATTGAATCCTCGTTGGCATATTCTTCTCCTTTTAGGTTCCCAAGAACCTTACAATTAACCTTCCATAGTTTCCATAGAAGGTTCTATTTGCACCATCACCATACCCCATAATTGTCAATGTGTCATCAAGAGAAACATTAACAACGGCAGATGCGCTCAATTGACCTGCGGTTGATGTATAAGCGTATTGGGTAGTATCTGCTGTTCCAGAGACGCCTACCGCTAAATATGCCGCCCCAGATACATAAGCCTGAACCTCAACCAAATAATAACCACCAAACTTATCGCATACGAATTCCCCGCTTAAAAATGTCCCTAAATTCGTATTAGTAGCGATGGCAGTGTCAGTTAATATTTTAGTCCAAACCCCATTCGTTGCGGTTCTATTTGTAGTTTGTTTTGAGAAATGTAAATTTTGGCTATTCCTGTTCATTGCAGGAAAGTCTGTGTTATTACCCGATGCTAACATATGCGGGAAGCCGCCTATAGTTGCACCGTCATAGGTGATGATGCTGTAAGTGTTGCCGTCTATTACTAGATTGCCGTCATCCCCTTCTGATTCTAATGAAAGTATGGTCGCATCAAAGGTGGTTGTGACTGTGGCGGTAATAGAACCATAGTCATTAGCTGTAACCCCTGATGTGCTAAGGTCACCGTAATCCAATCCTGTTATAGAGTGCTGTAATTCGCCTACCTGAATACTTGCGCCATCAGCCCCCGCAGGACCAGTTGGACCTGTCGGGCCAGTGGGACCAGTAGGACCTGTCGGGCCTGTAGGACCAGTTGGACCCGCTACGCCTTGAATACCTTGCGGACCAGTGGGACCAGTTGGGCCAGTATTACCAGTATCACCCTTTGCGCCTGTAGGACCCGTAGGACCCGCAGGGCCAGTTGCTCCTGTAGGACCTATAGGCCCTGTAGGACCTGTAGGGCCTGTAGCACCATCATCACCGTCCAAACCAGAAGGCCCAGTAGGACCAGTAGGACCTGTTGCACCCGCAGGCCCCGTGGGACCTGTTGGACCAGTAGGGCCAGTAGCCCCCCGCAAATCAGTAGTAGAAAAGCCAAGACCATCATTTGATGTAAAAGTTACTATGCCTGTCGCAGAAGCGTAACTACCTCCTGTGAAACCTGCACCCGTAGCACCAGTGGGTCCAGTAGGACCAGTAGGTCCCGTGGGTCCCGTTGCCCCATCAGCACCGTCAAGTCCTGTTGGCCCCGTTGGTCCAGTTGCACCTGTAGGGCCAATTGGTCCTGTGGCTCCTGTGGGTCCAGTAGCACCGTCCGCTCCGTCTGCGCCAGTCGCTCCTGTAGGGCCTGTTGGTCCAGTAGGGCCTGTTGGTCCAGTATCTCCCTTATCACCAGTTCTGTTAAATGTGAGGACAATATCTTCATCGTTTGCAATAGCCGTTGAGCCGCTTACATGGGCCACTGTAAGGCGTAGCCATCCTGAGTTAACGGTTACCCCGCTAATTGAGAAAACCGCCCCTGAAGCGTCCCCTATGGTGTTTGACTGCACAATTACATAACCCTTTACGGTTGATGTGCTGTCATCCCATGCGGAAATAAAATCTGATTGGTCTGTGCCAAGACGGTCTACATCGTCAATCGCTATAGCCGTGACACTGCTTAGAGTGGCATTGTTGAACCTCACCTTACCTGCGGCGGGGTCTGCCATCGTTGTGCTTGTGCTGAATGTATATGCTAGGCCCGCAGTGTTTCCATCTGCGCCATCAGCCCCGTCTGCTCCATCCGCACCTGCTGAACCCGTGGGGCCTGTAGCACCTTGCGGCCCTGTGGGGCCTGTAGGACCTGTGGGTCCAGTTGGTCCAGTTGGCCCTGTAGGACCTACCAAGCCATCAGATAGGTTTACTACTGAGCCATCGGTGTGTTTTGTATAAAGTTTCGCATCGGCTGTATTGACGGCAATTTCCCCAACCTCCAAGTCGGAGGCCGCAGGAACATCGCTTGCTGTGCTAGACCTTCTGTGTTGTATCCTGTTTGCCATCTACCGCCTCATTTTTAGCCCGTGGCGGTCTCCCGCGCTTCGGCTTTAACTTTGCCAATGCTTCTTTGGCCTTTAACTCTCGTTCCATAGCCGCTTGGCGTTCTTTCTTGAGGCGTTGCACTTCGGCTGTATGTCTGCCCTCAACATTGGCGATACGCTTTTCGTTCTCCTCCGCCATCTTGAGCAGTTGCTCTTGTGCATCTTGGCGTTCTTTGCGGGTGTCTTGAAGTTCTCGTCTGATGGCATTTACTTCGTCCATCAATGAAACCTTCTCACCTTTAAGTTCCTCGTTCTGGTTCTCAAAAGCATCCTTGTTAGACTGCATGGCGTTAAGTGCATCTTGAGCCTCTTTTAGTTGCTCTGCCTGTTGCTCATGCGTGGCTAACCTCTCCTGCAAATCCTTTATCTGGGCGTATGCCATTCTTAGTTTGGCATCCGTGTCCAAAAACTTGCCAAGCACCTCGCCTAGATAGGCTTCCTGCGTATTGACTAACGCCAAATGGTAGGGGTTCGTCTGAACCTGCTTTTCACTCATCTTAGTATGTTCCGCAATCTATTGTCTTGTTGTCCAAGGTCTGCGTTGCGTCTGCAAAGATGAATGTGTCGTTTGCCGTCAATGCAGGCAGTGTCACCGTAATGTCCGATGTCAAGTTACCCGCCGCAAATACAAACTGATGGCTACTGTCAGCATCATTGATTTGTGGAGTGGTCATGACAGGGCTTGTCAGCGTCTTGTTGGTAAGCGTTTGAGTATCACTTGTGCCAACAATCGTGCCTGTTGGAGCGTGTTGCCCATCAAGCAAGTCTGCGTTCAAGTTGGTTACGGCGGTTGTTGAAGCAATAACCATCGGAGCCGTGCCAGTAGTTACCGTAGAGGTAAACTGACCAGTTGCGCTGAGGCTTGAGAAAGCACCAGTTCCTACTGTAGTTCCACCGATGCTTGCTCCATCAATAGTTGCCCCATTGATGGTTACATTAGAACCAAGGTCAACCGTGCCGCTTACATACAAGTTATTCCACTTCAGAGATGCGCTACCCAATGAGTTGCCGCCATCTGAGGAAGGTGACAATACAGTAGATGTCATTTGAATCGCATCAGCACCGCCAATAGCGAAGTCAATCTGGTCATCTGTATCTGCGGTAATGCTTGTGTCGCCGTCTGCATCAAGAATCAGCGATGTGCCGTTCATGTCTAGGTCAGAAGCAATCGTTGCGGCTGTGATTGTTGGGTTACCAGAAAGGTTACCTTCAATGTTCGCCTTCAGCGTTGCTTTGTTGAACCCTGCATCAGTTGTATCAACCGTTGAAGTAGGCTCTGCACCTACACCGTCAAACAGGATGAACTTACCACTGTCTGAAGCGTCACGGACCATACCTGCGTATTTGTCCGCACCATCGTTGTAGAGCGAGTAGAAACCACTGTCTACACTGTCGCCAGTGTTACCCGCCGCATACTTAACGAGGGGGTCAGCGACAGACACCGTTGTTGAATCAACCTGTGTGGTTGTCCCTTGAACAGTAAGGTTACCAGTAATGGTAAGGTTACCGTCCATTGTGTCATTTTCATTTGATTTCAGGAATGCGCCTTCACCACCAATCTCAAGGATGGTGTCGTCATTCATGCGGTAGAACAGTTTCTTAGTGCCTTCTGTAAAACCGATTTCACCTTTTGCAATCTCCGAGGTGGTCGGAGCGGCGTTATCCGTAGTATTGCGTTTGATTTTAATGGTGTTTGCCATGTCCGTCTCCTTTAGTAAGTTCCTGCGTCAATCTCTTGGGTATATACCCATGAACCCGTTGCCGCATCATATTTCAGCATATCCCCGTCACTAGGCGGGTTCTGTGCGGATGGTAAGTCCTCACCCCCGATTTGCGTTGGGCCTGCGGGT